TCCGAAGCGGAGACAGTTTCGAAGACCTTCAACGAAAGGTTGAAGTTGCTAGTATCATTGGGACATTCCAATCTACTCTCACTGATTTCCGATATGTAAGGAATCATTGGAAGAAGAACGCCGAAGAGGAACGATTACTCGGAGTTTCGTTAACGGGTATCATGGATCATCCCGTCCTCAGTGGGCAGTACTACGATGAGGGAGAGAAAGACAGTTTAGGTATTTGGTTAAGGGACCTTAAACAACATGCGATTCAGACGAACAAGGATTGGGCTGCTCGCCTTTCTATTAATCCTAGTGTTGCCATCACTACTGTCAAGCCCTCTGGGACTGTCTCACAGTTGGTCGATAGCGCAAGCGGTATTCACCCAAGGTATTCCGCTTTTTATGTTCGTACTGTACGCGCTGATAAGAAAGACCCCTTAGCACTGTTCATGAGGGCCAAGGGATTCCCTGTCGAAGATGATGTAACTAAACCGGAGCATACTGATGTATTCGCATTTCCGCAGAAGTCGCCGGAGGGTGCTGTTCAACGATTACATATGTCCGCTCTTGACCAGCTCGATCACTATCTTATCTTCAAGAAACATTGGTGTGAACATAATCCGTCCATTACCGTCTATGTTCGGGAAGAAGAGTGGATGGAGGTTGGTGCATGGGTCTACAGGAATTTTCACGACATTGGTGGTATGTCGTTCTTACCTTGGGACAACGGTAGTTATCGTCAAGCACCTTATCAAGAAGTAACTCAGGAGGAATATGAACAGCTTGTCGAAAGGATGCCAGTTGGCGTCGATTGGACAGAACTTGTCGAAGGATCAGATCGCACTTCTGGGAGTCAGGATTTGGCATGCGTCGCAGGCTTCTGTGAAATCGTATGATAATCAAGAATTGGGGGTGGTGTTAAATGGATGCAAATATGAATACCCTGCCGTTCCGCAAGAGCTTGGAGTTTACCCTCAAGTGGGAGGGGGTGTACTCGAATGATCTCACAGACCCCGGAGGTGAAACAAAGTGGGGGATTAGTAAGCGAGCCTATCCAAATGAAGACATACTTAACCTCACTCCCGAACGGGCAGCAGAGTTGTACTATCGAGATTATTGGCTCGCAGCAGGTTGTGACCGCCTTCCTCTCAAAGACGCCATCGTTACATTCGATACAGCAGTCAATCTGGGAGTTAAACGCACAAATGGCCTGCGAAGCAATGAAGGTGGAAGCTTACTCGAAGCTCGCCGAGCTTACTACCTCGACTTGGTACAACGAAAACCAGCCCTCCAAAAGTACTTGAAGGGCTGGCTTAACAGGCTAAACGACTTGAAGAAGTACGTCGATATCAATAGCGTTTAGAGAGCGGCATTGTCAATTGGGTACGGAGATCAGAGAGTTCTTTCTTTAGATCATCACGATTTATTTTCTGAGCATCAATGATCTCCTCCACCTTCTTATCTACAGCGATGTACTGGTACTGAAGAATCTTAACGTCTTCACGCATTTGAAACCAAGCCATCGACATCATCCCAAGGAAAGCTACCACAGTAAGCAGGTTGCCTACATTGATATCCCAATTCATCTTGAATGCAGGCATGACTATTCTTTCCTTCCGTATTTATCATACAAACCCATCAGGTAAGCTTTATCTGCGGTACTGTTCTTCTTTGCAATTTCACTCAGGTTTCTGAGGTCTTGGTCTAACACACGTTTCTTGTTTTCTTCTTTCAGCATCTTGATGATTGTTTCTGCATCAAGCCCTCTATCCCTTTCCAACATGTTGTCGATGATCTCATCAGGAGTAGAAACTGACCCCGGAAGATTCATGGCATCCCAGAGCTTAGAGATTTGCTGTGCCTTCCATTGCTTGTTGTTGAGGGTCTCGCCTTTATAGAGAGAGTCTGACGACCTACGCTTCTGTTCACTCACAGCACGAGCACCAGTCCAGAGTGCAATATCAGACTCCACCGGAGTACGAGCAATAGTTGCATCTAACTTGTTGGTACCGGGGATGTTCCCATCCATGTTGGGAGCAAAGAACCTCTCCTCAATCTGGGACTTTATCATAGGGGGGGTAAACGGTTGCATACCAGACCACACGTTCTCTAGGTTAGGATGACCCCCAGTGGCTCCAGTAAACGCCTCCTTGAACAGTTTGGTAGCACCAATCGCAGCATCAACAGCAGGTACCCCACCCAACTCTGTCATAGCCGGGGCAGCAAGGCCCGGACCAATGTCAGTGGCATACTCCCCCATAGACATAGCCAGAGCACCGTACACAGTCCAATCAGGGGCACCATGCTCCTTCAGGAATTCAGCAGGTCGCTTGAATGGCACATCAGGATTCTGGCTGTTGTACCACCGAGCCAGCATGTCCCACTCTTGGAAGCCTAACATCCCCGTAGCACCAGCCACAAGGAAGTACGACCCCATCATAGCCATAAGGGGTGTAGTATCCATCAGGTTGCCCTTCTTGATCCCATTGATAGCCAGTTCAGCAGCCATCATAGCCTTACCTAAGTAGGCATTGCGGATCAGCACGAAGGGACGCAGGGCACGACCTGTGGTACCAAGGTCTGTGAACATAGAGGCCGAGTTCATGTGTTCGTAATTACCCATGTTAAGGTCTGTCTGGTTGACAGCCGCATGGCGAGCATCCTCTTCTGGCATGATCTTACGGAAGTACTCATAGTTAGCAAGGAAGGCTACACTACGACCACGATTCTCGATGTACTGCGGGAACCAGTAGAAGCCGTACTTCGCGGTATTATGTAGCGCATCCTTGGAGTGCAGGAAGGACACATGATCCGCTGAATACACGTCGATCTTGTTGTTCTTCTTAGCCCAATCCAAAGCCGCTTGAGCTTGCTTCGAACGCTTGTGCAACTCAAAGGTTGCCCACTCTCGAAGGAGAGTAGTCCAAGCACCTGTGATATCACCACCCTTAGCCCCTTCCGTCAGACGTTGGCGGTGGGCCATAACGAGATCAGACCAACCTAAGATAGGCTGAAAACCTTGGTTCGCTAAGAACTTCGGATTGGTGAAGATCAGCTTAGAGAAGGTGACAGAGGCCCCTAGCGCATGTACCAGTGACGGGATAGCATTAGGAGAAAGACCAACCGTGAGGCCCATAGACCTAAGGCCCTCATCAATCCACGAGAGATGGTTCTTCGGTTGACCAGAAGCACGTTGAAAGAATTCCTGCACCGCCTCTTTGAAGTGGGGTGCATCGTCAAACATCTTGGTAGGTACGTCCTTAAGGTACGGACCATAGACCTCATTCGCCATCTTAGCATTGCGCCAGAACTCAGAGGCCGATTCGATGTGGGCGCGATAAGCGTCAGCTAGCCTCTTGTTATGAGGATTCCAATTACGGAAGGCCCCAAAGCCCTTTTGAGCATCATGCCCACTAAGGTTAGCGTCTCGCTCAAGAGCAGACTTGATGATACCACGCTTGGACATTTCATCGAACTTGATGAGCATGTCCAGCAACGGCTTACCCAGACCCTTCTTGTTACGGAAGATGGTCATGGCTTCGATGATAGAGGCAGCTACATCAGGAGGCTTGATATGGGAGCTAGGGTAGTCACGGACAAAGGCAATCTTCTCTTTCTCCATAGCATGAGCAGCATACTCCGCCGCTAACTTGTTGGGGAAAGCCTTCATACCGATGGTCGTATTACCGTCCGTCAGTTTGAGCTTGTACGCCCCTGTCCAGAAGTGGGGGAAGTATCCGGGGATACGGGTAACAGCGTGTCCAGAAAGAGCAAGGGCGTATTCAATCATGTCCCAAGCCATATCAATACCCTTGGTCATCTTCTGATAAGCCACGATCTGCTTATCGTTCAGACCTTCCTTACGGAGCATGTCAGTATCAGGCCACATAAGGCCCTTAGAAGCCAACAGATCGTTCTCCAACCCATCAAACTTGATGGCGGTCTCCATGATCTTACGCTTGGAAGCCCACGCTTCCTTGGAATACAGGTCGAGCTTCTCTACAGCCGCCTTATAATGTTGGGTAGCTTGGTTGGAAATCTCTTGACTACGAGATACCATGTTCTTCAGTAGTTGAACAGCCCTCGATCTGGCGTAGTTGATGTTAGTGAGAATGGGAGCGACGTTGAAGCTCCTGTTGAGCTTACCAATATCTTCATTAGCCCTGAGGGGCTTATCACTGGTAACGCCAATCTCTTCCTTAACCTTCCACCAAGGACGATGGTCCTGTGCTTGTTGACGATCTACTCGTGCAGCAGGATTCTGAACAGCACCACTCTGCCCAAAGGTGCCTTTGTTGATCTGACGACCGGGACCTAATGAGGTTCCCATGATGCCGGAGGCTGGTACAAAATCAACACCACCTCCCCGCAGGGATACCTGATAACCACCCGGAGCAACACCCGTGATGGTACCTGTCTTACCAGACTCTAAGGTAACAGTTTGGTTAAGACGATACTTCTCAGTCTCACCTCCTCGGTTTTGACCAGTACGAGCAGCAATCTGCCCAGTAACTTTGGCTAATAGAACTGCCTCCTCTGCCGTACGGGCAGGGAGTCCTTTGAGCTTGTCACGGAGGTATTCAAGACCATCTAACCCAAGACCAATGAGGTCCTGAGTAATGCCTTCACCGGCCCTACCACCACCACGTTGGCGATCTCGGAAGGAGGCCACCTTGTTGGTACGGCTATTAGCAGGTTTAGTGATCTTCTCTACGGTAGCAGTACCGTGGGAGGGTTCTTTGTTGCCATACAGATTGTCCAGAACCTTCTGATGAACAGCGTCAGCAGCGTCCTTCTGATCCCATCCTTCACGATGACGTTGGAGGTTCTCTAGGCCCTCACGACCACGACTAGGATTGTCAGGATAGAACTCAACCTCGTTACCCATCTTATCCAGAGGACGAGTACGTTGGTCAACGGGACGAGACCTAGGGGCTTCATAGTTGGGATCATATTCGATACCAGCCATGTCCCTTATCGGAGGGTCTTCAGCACGACGGATAGGGTCAGCGTCGATCTTCTCACGAAGATCAAACTCACGACTAGCTGTTAGGGGATCACGCTCTACCTTCTCGAACTCTAGAGGTAATTGGCGGGGATCAGGACGAACGGAGTTCTCCCTGACGATGGAGGTATCCTCACGGAAAAGGTCTCCCTTAGCATCGGGACCTATTTCCTTATAGGGCATACCATTCTCATCAATCTTCCACGAGTTCTCAAGGTCAGCAGCTTCTTGAAAGAAGTCTCGTTGCTTGACCTGACGAGAGTCGGACATACCCTCAGGCATGTCTACGAAGGCATCACTTACACCGTGAGCAGGATCAGCTAACCCACCCTCAGGGGTACGGTTAACGGGCGGAGGATCAACAATGACAGGCTCATCAGGAGTCTTATAGGACTCCCGCGCCTCGTGCTCCTTAGGACGGATAGTAGCCTTACCTGCCTTATGGGCACCGCCGAAGAAGGCCATCATGACAGCAGTCTCAAGGCCAACCTTAGTTACCATCGCATAGAAAGGAGAATCGGTATGCTCTAACACCCAGTCACCAGCCTTGTCAGTGTACTTCTGAAGGACTTCCAGAGGCACATCCGCGTTGGGGTTGTCGAGGTATTTCGAGGGGATACCAAGTTTCTTACCAAGTCCGATGGGATTCCAGTCAGCCCACGACTCAATACGCTTAACAGCGTTTTCCAGCTTGTCATCCTTACCAGTCAGGGTATCAGTGACCAGCCCACCTAAAGCAGAGACACCACCGATGGCGGTACCGATAGGAGCAAGGAAGTCGATAGCCTTGGCTGCACCAGAAACAGCACGTTGGACACCCGTCTGAGGTCCTTCCTCAAAATCACTAAGGTCCACACCATCAAAAGAACTAAGGTCTATTTTCTCAGGAGGAGCCTTAGCCTTAAGGGCAGCCCTATTGAGCATTTCATCATGGAGGACTTTACGTTGTTTAGCATCCAGATTTGGGTTGTTAAGCTCCTTGTTAAGAGCCGCATCATGGACAGGACGTGCCTCATACTCAGCAGAGGTTCCGCCGAATACCATAGGTTCATTCTCTCCCTCAACGAAGCTACGCGCAATAAGAGCATCACCCTTATTTAGTTTCTTATTAGGAGTGGGGGTAGAGACACCAAAGTCCGACAGATCAATATCCATTACTTCTTTTCCTTGGCTGCTTGTAGAGCTTCCATGATCTGTTCACGGGTCTTACCGGGGTTACGCTTAAGGGCAGCTTCCATACGCTTCTCGAAGTCATCCGAGGAACCACTCGGAGCAGGGGTAGAGACAACCTTACCACCCTGTTGAGCGGCATAATCAGTCATACCCGGCATAGTAGAGAGATACTTGAGTGTCATGTCCCGCAGCTTGTCTTCCATAATCTTCTTACGGGTAGGATCACGCTCACCACGAAGCACAGTCATATCCCAACCCTCAGTCTCCTTAAGGAGAATCTCAGCACCAATCTGAGCCGCTGATACAGCCGCCATGATGGTAGTTTCCCGAGGCTTACCGAAGTCCTTGATATCAGCCTTAAGGGCCTTCTGTACGTTGTCGATGATTTGAGCACTGTGGGTCTTAGCTGACTGAATAGCGTCAGCCTTGATTTGTGCTTTTTCTGTTTCCGACGTAGCTCGAATACGAGCAACCTCTTGGGCATTCTCAAACCTACCAGTGTTAAGTTTCTCTTGACCAGCAACACTAGAGGCCACATCAGGACGTGCATGTTGATCGCCTTGGGCTTGCGCCGTGACCTTGATCTCCTGAATCTTGTTTTGGTTCTTCACGCTGTTGACGTATGCAGCAGCCGTTTGCTGGACCTTAGCCATAGACTTAGAATCCGGCCACGAGGGAAGCTTAATACCCCGCTTCTCTGCTTCGGTTACTTTCTCCTGCCAGATTTCATGGTCCCTACCACTCATAGGATCGAGACCAAGGTAGGAGTCAGCATATTGAGCGAAGTCAGCTAGCCATTCTCCCTTCTGCTTGGCTTCCTCAGACATAATATCTTGCCTGTTTTTGGTAATGGTTTGACCGGCAGTTTCAAGCTTCTGGTCGATAGCCTGTTGAGCTTTACCAGACGTGAGTTGTTCCATTTCAAAAGCACGAAGGGCATCCTTCAGAGGATCATCCTTGAGGGAGGTCTCATACTTATGGAGGTTCTCAAGGAACCCTTGGTCGGTATCTCGAATCTGTTGGTCCGCCATCTTAGTAGCGTAAGCACCCTCGACACCAGCCAAGGCACCAGCAAAAGGAGACTTCGGATCAATGTTCCCACCAAGCATCTTGGCAGGGTTAATGTAACTAGGCATCGTATTTCTCCTTAAGGTCCTTCATACCCAAAACCGTAATCCCAATCGTCATAAGCACCAAGGTCCCAGTCAAAGCCACCACTGAAATCCCACGCCTCACTAGAATCCCAATCAGGTACGGGATCAATCTGATCTGTCATGTCATATTCAAACTCAAGACCGGGACCATAACTCACTTCACCAAGACCACCAACGTCACCATAGTTAGTCGGGTTAACCACAGGACCCCAGATGCTAGAACCACCAGCACCCGTATAGTCAATGGGTTCCTCAATGACGTTACCTAAGAAGTCAGTACGAGGACCAGCTCCCGTGTTCGGGAACAAGCTTTCCAGTTCCTTCATCGCGTTGGGGTTGTCCCACATATCGTTGATAAGGTTCTTGGTAGACTCAGACACGTTAGCAAACGGGTTGGAGAGAACAGCCTTGATTAGGTCATAAGCTGAACCACCCATACCCTTAGAGGCAGCAAGGATTTCCTGCTGAATCTGTTGCGGAGTAGTGTGGTACTTAGACCAGTCAATAGGCTTGAGAGAGCCATCAGGGTTCATGGTCTCGTAGGGGTTCTTACCGTTGTTTCCGTTGTTGCCATTGTTGCCGTTCTGTCCGCCACCACCGTTGTTGTTGTTGATGTGGTTCTCACCAGCATTCATCAGGAACGGATACATAAGAGCCTGAAGGGCTGCGTTCTGAGAGTTGATCTCCTGTTCGTTACCCTTCATCAGGAACTCACCAGCAGCCGCAGGATTGAACTGAGCACCAGTCAGGCCCATCAAACGGGCACGTTCTTGGTCGAGGAATTGGTTGTTCAGGTTAGCCGTATAGGCGCTGAGGTCAGCAGCCATGTTACCAGAACCTAAGTAGCCCTTCATTGCATCCTGTCTAGACACTTGATCGAGACCAGACTTCAGCTTGGCCTGATGGCCGGGATCGTTAAGGAAAGCATCAGGGTTCTCGTAGCTGTTCTTGAGCTGTTGTTGGTAGTACTCACGGTTGGCTTGACCAAACGGATCACCATACTTGGCAGCTTCTTTAGCTACTTCAGAGTACTTACCAGAATCTTCCCATTGCTTGTAGGCTGACATCCACGAAGGGATCATCAGTCCAGCAGCAATGGACGAACCATTAGAGCCGGGCATCAAGTCAAGGATGTTCTTAGGGAGACCTTGGAGAAGTTTAGCAAGATCAAAGTTTTCCCACCAGCTAGAGGTGTCAGTTCCACCACTCATATCTCCCCAACCGGGAACAGTGTCCATTACCCCCGGAAGATATTCAGTGTCAGTATCACTACCGGGAGGCATATTGAACCCCGGAGGAACAGTATCAGTACCTCCGAGGAAGGTGTCGATAGGCGCCTGTCCCTGTTCAAAGTAGTTCGGATTGTCTGGATTTGCGTAACCACCAAAATTCCACGGCATTATTTTCTCCTCATCATGCCAGCGGCAGCATTAGCCAACGGCAACCATTTACCTACAGTGGACAGTCCTTGTCCTACATGACCAAGAGTCCCACCTAGTCCACCCATAACTCCGGCACCAGCACCTAAGGCACTCATGCCTGCACCAGCCCAGTTGCCTGAAGAGACATTACGAGCGAAGCCCGGCAACGCTTTAACTGCACCACCAATTCCCTTACCGAGCATACCGCCTGCGGCAGCACCCATACCAGAACCAGTGACGCTAGACGTGAGACCAGCAGCACCACCAATACCAGCACCAGCTAAAGCAGCCCCAATCATAGGGCCGCCCATCCCGACAGCTAGAGGGGCGAGCTTAGTCCACATGGGGTCTTTGGGTTTCTTAACGTTCTTGGAGAGGGTGATTTTGCCGTAGTTCTCATCGTCGTAGACGTACTTGTCGTCATAGACTTCGGTCTTATCTTTAACCGGTTTGATGAACTCATCACCGAACTTACTCTTAGGCAATAATGCGTGGTTATAGTTCAGCTTGTAACCACCAACCCCACTAGGCCCACCCTCACCACCACCAGTCATGTTGTCGTTGTATTCCCACGACGCAGAGGGATCGAACTGCTGTAACATCTTCAGCATCTCGTCTCCCTGATAGTAGTCATACATTTCCTGATTCATACCCCCACCGTCGCCCATATGGCCTTCAGTGTAGTAGTTCAGGAAGTTTTGTAGCTTGGGCAGCTTGTTGGGATCAAAAGCCATTATCGACCTCCGCTAGCACCCCAAGTCGTACCCGTGGTCAGACCTACCGGAGCCGTGGTCGGTTGAGAAGGCTTAACACCACCAGTCGTCGGTCCCATGGTCGTACCTGCACCGGGAGTAGGTTGACCATAACCACCCGGAGTCGGATTACCAATCGACGGAACCATCTGACCAGACTGGTTAGGCATCTGACCAAAGTTCGGACCCGGAGTCCAAGGCTGACCACTACCAAACCCGGCACCTTGACCACCGGTACCAGCCTGTAGTCCACCAGCACCACCAGTATTCATCGGACCATATTGGCTAACCCAATTCGGGTTGGCTAATTGGAAGGCACTGTAACCACCTTCACCAGTGAAGCCCGTCTGATTAATCCAGTTCTGCACAGCTTGGTTGTAGTCACGATAGGCATTCAGTTGTTGCAGACCAGCACCCGAGGCTTGTGCCGCAGAGCTGATCGGAAAGCCGAAAGCATCCGTACCAAACGAGTTCTGAGCAGTCGGTCCTTCATTACCACCAAACCGCGGTCCTTTAGCTTTACCGTTAATATTTCCCATAGTTTGTCCATTAAGAGGTCCAGCACCATAGTTGTTGGAACCTGCATTAGCAGGACCAACCCATGTCTCATTGCCCCAATTGCCAACAGCCCAAGAGGGAGCACCAGCCATACTAGCGTTACCAACAGAGTTGTTCAGGTTGGGCATAACATTACCACCACCAGTACCTAAAGTCGGGAAACCACCACGGACCCCACCGCCCTTAGGTTTGTAGTTATTATTACCCATAGTCTGTCCATTGAGAGGACCAGCACCAAAATTATTAGAACCAGCATTGGCGGGACCTTGGTAGGTTTCTCCACCGAGATCACCTAACGACCAGCCGGGATTACTTTGACCACCGGGGTTAAACATTCGAGGCATTATATCTCCTTAGGGCATGAACATGTTCCGGCGTAACATAGTCGCCGTAGGTGCAACCGCCCCAGTATTCGTGCTAGGACGTGGTGAAGCAACTTCATAGGGAAGCGGAGCCGGACCCGGCGCACGAGGTTGTGCAGCTACAGGTTGTGGAGCCGGTTGTTGAGTCTTAGTACCAGTAGTGAAGCCCACACGCGGCGGTGCCGCTGGCGGAGTAAACAGAGTAGGCGGTCGAGGACTAGACGTATTGCCTAGAGGCACTCCTGAGTAGTTGATGGGAGCAGGACCAGTCGTAGAGGGCTTGTGTTGACTAAGGCCATTAGAGAGGGCCGCATACACAGGGTTAGTCTTATCTGCCCAAACACCAGTACCACCGGGGTTAGACATATCCCCACCATTGTACTTAGCAGCGGCATTAGCCGCAGCCAGCGCAGCAGGCGGAACATTGTCATATACCATCTTCTTGGTAGCGAAGTCGTATCTACCGGGTGCATACCGACTACCACCAACACCGTAGGTTTGAATCTGGTTCTTAAGGGCACTGGCTCCCATGAGACCTTCAAGCTGTCCCATAAGTCCACCCTCGAATCCGTAGCCACCAGTAGCAGCACGCCATTCGTCATCACCCCACTCCTGCCATTTAGAGGCATCGAGGTATTCGGATAGGTCTTTGGATGCTTGGTTCTCCGGCTTAAGCCAAGCAGGACCCTCACTTAAAATTGTTGCACCGGGTCCCCAACCGGGAGCAGGCTGTCCTACAGTACTACCCGGAGTAGTAACAGCAGGTTCAGTACCACCAGTTAGCCACGGATTCTGTACATCAGCCATATCATTCCTTTATGAAGAAGTTCGATACCACTTACTAACACCATCAGAATAAATCGTTGCTTTGTCTCCAACAGCACCTAGCGTTAGGATTGCGGCACCATCAATGGTGTCACCACTAGCAGCCCTGATACGAAGATTATTAGCACCAGCAGTTCGTTTGAAGAAGTAAGGCTTACCTAAAATTCCGTTTGCAGGCGGCAAGTCTGCGTTGATTACACCAGCACTTGTATCACAAGGATAACCAAAGGTTGTCATGTCGGCATCAAAATCGGCTGTCTTGAGTGGTGCAAAAGCACAAGTAGCAGAGCAGAACCTACTCATGTCAGCCTTCCAGTTGTTGTCAGACATTACATTGAATGCCTGAAGAACGGGTAAGAAGCTGCGTCCCATTACATGTTCCCCTGTGATAGATCGACTTCAATAGCCCTCAGGCGCATTGACATGCGATTAGCAGAAGCCCACCCCATTAACCAAGTCCGACTAGACCCAAGGTTCTGGATGTAGAATCGACCAAAGCTATTAGGGATAGCTACTGACCTTGCTATTGATACTCCATTCGTAGGACTCCATGTGTCCTTGGCATATAGGAACCACAAAAACGCCCCTGTCTCAGGATCGGAGGCATAGCTCTCAAATGGATCAAAGAGCAAATGGTACTTGTGTACACGCTTACGCTTCTGATTACCAGCCGTCCAACGGTTCACCTGATACACCACAGGGAAGCACTGTCTAACGCTGGTATCTAGTTGGTCAGTCCAGTAGTGACTATCCACCGAGTACTTGTAAATGTAGGCTCCGAAGTTTGAGTTCGGGAAACCGTTGGCACCTAACAGAATGTACTGGGTAGAGGTAGAGGTATTATTCAGTTGGTACTGAGCCGTAGCCATAGGCATAGCCGACTGACTAGTCTCATACCCATGAGCAAGCTTAAATCCCCAGAACTTCTGTTCAGGGATATTGAAGGTTAAAATTCCACTGTTGTTCGACAGGCTGTTCGTAAGCCCATTAGGGTCTGTGCTATTTACCGTCGCGGGCGCACTACACAATAGGCCCGGACGATAGCTACACCCACCAATGATGATGTTCTTCTGCCCTAAGACAGAGATACAACTCAACTGGTGGTTTTGGTATCGACCGGAGTTGGGAGCGTTGTATTCGATAATCTGGTCTTCCACAGGCCCGGAGACCTTGACGGGAGTAAATCCATCCATACGCCATAGTCCTGTAGCCCCCGATGAACTTCTACCCAACCAAAATACGGAATCATCAACTCCGAGTACTGACTTAGCGGTTGTGGTTCCGAACTTGATAAACGCTTGTTCTTGTCGCTGTAGGGCGGAAAGTGGTGCAGGGTTGCCAACGTCGCTAAAGAACTCAATCGAATCCTCCCCAAAACACAGAATATAGTTTTTGTACCGACACAAGGCTACGCCCTGATCTGGATAGCTGATTGCTCGTACTTGGTTAAGACTGTTCCACGAGGTAATCGAATTCAGGTCTGAACCTGCAATGATACCGGTATTGGTGAGAACATAGGTCGTACCATTCATCTGCACCATAGGACCAACCAAAGGCAACGGAGAGCCTGCTTTAGGCGGGAAGTCTACGTCAGTGATCTCAGTCAGCGAGGCTGCCGGGAACACACCACCCACGGAAGCGGCATAGTAGCCCTTCGAGGTAGTACCATTCTGCGAGTTCCAGACCACACCAATATAGGCCGTATCAGCAATCGTCAGCTCAGTAATGAACAGTTGGTCGAAGCCACTGACACCAGTGATCTCACCGATCTTCGTGTTCGTAAAGGACACAGGGCGGTATTGAACGATGACGAACTTGGTATTGGTAGCATCATAAATAGCTGCAACGTAAACGTCGTTCAGTTGGGTGATAGTGATGTTAGCGAAGCACACAGAGCTAACCGCCCCCATGATACTGGTCAGGTCTTGGTTGATCTTCTCCAACCCCGGACGCTTAGTAACCCAAACCTCTTTCTCTCCCGTCAGGGGGTTCTGGGAGGTTTGAGGGAAACAGTTAGTCATAAGCTCATCCCCAGTACCGTTGGTAGTGGAGGAGGTAGCAGACCGTTGGGCACCGACAACCAGCGGGAGCCTTATCGAGTCATAAATATCTTTTGCTTGTACGTCAGCCATTAATCATACCCATCTACTTGAGCTTGCCAGTTAGGTTGGAAATACAGGGAGCCTTCTTCAATGTCGAAGCTAATGGCTCGTGCAAGGTGTTTATCGGCCTGTTTACCGATCTGAGAACGCTCTGCCATAGGTACCCCTTCCTCGAACATGATCTGCTCTGCCAAGGCCCATACAAGGGCATTGTAGAGGTATTGGGGAATGTCAGGCACGTCCGTAGACGCATCAAAGTCCATCATCGGGAAGATACCCGTCAGATAAATTTGGTAGTCAGCCACAAAGTTAGCGTCCGGCGGACCTACCAAATAGATTGTACCGACGTTCTCTGTCCCAGAGATAGACCCCGGAGGATTGTAGTACATCTGAGTAACCATCCCAGAGACCGTCTTCGTGTTGTACCAGTCGTATTCCCGCTTGGTAATGAGGATCAAAGGGCTATCTGCACCAGAGTCGGTATACCGCTTGTAGGCATCCAGAACCTTCAAGGGAGGTTGTTGGTTGATCGTAGAACCAATCCCGATGTTGTAGACGGCGGTTCCTGCCGTAAGTGGGGTCAGTTGGATCGTAGACTGCTTCCAGAGCTGCATCCCCAGAGTCTCCCACTCCTTGAAGATATCGTTGAGAACAAGGGCACACTCCGCTACGCGAGTAGCGTTAGGAGTTTCCCCGGTACCAATATTGTTACAGATACGCAAGGCCCGAGTAATGATTGCGTCCCGGTTTGTGGTATAATTCGTTTGTCCAGAAAGGGCCATTGTTAGACTCCGTAAGTACCGCTAATTATGATTGTGTTTCGATTGGCAATCCAGTTGGGAATCGACGTGGCGGTGAAGCCGGGGTTAATAGTCGCTGTCCCCAGAAGCTTACCAGTACTATCCACAGCCCTCAGAGTACCACCAGAGAAGACTTCAATCGGCAAAGAGACCTCCGCCGAAGCTGCTGTGGTAGATTGTCCGGCAACCGGGATAATCTCAACCCAGAAGTTAAGGGTGGTAGAGTTCGTCAGTTTGAATGTACCAGACGACGACGCAATACTACCACTGAGGTTCTGAAAGATGGGGGTCCAAGTAAGCTCGATTTGGTTGTCCACACGGACAAAAGGAAGCTTATGAACGTCATTCCGGGTACGATAGAAGTCCAGAATGTTACGCGGTTCCCAGTCATCTTTACACACCATTGGACCGTCCCAACGCTGCTTCAGTTCCGAAGCCTTGAACTTGAACCCACACACATCACAAATTGTATTGTACTCGTACGAGCCTGTGCGATGGGTGCTCATTCGTAGTCATATCCTTCATAGTTGGGTGAGTCGATGTTATCACCAGAGACACTAGGTTCTACAACAATGTCGTAATTACTACCTCCCATAGGAGTTAACTTATGGATCGGCAGAGAGACTCCATGACCTTCCCTCGGAGACTTGGAAACGCCTTGATAGAACGTAACAGGCACTCCGGTACCGTTCGAGAACGTAGCTGCAAAACCAGTCAGTAACAGGGTTCCCAGAGGTGCTACCAGTCCATTGCTCTGGTTGAACACAGGTACCAGATCAGTCAGCGTCAAGGTACCCAGAGGTGCAACTAAGGTGTTACCGCTAGTCTGGGTGAAAGTAGGAATCAAACCAGTCAGGGTAAGCGTACCTAACGGAGCAACTAACGAGTGTCCTTGAGTCAGGTCCGGTACTAAACCATCCAACGTAAGGGTACCCAACGGTGCCACTAACGTCTGAGTCTGCAAGAAGCTAGGTACTAAGTCTGTTAACGTCAGAGTCCCTGATGGTGCTACCATTGTATTACCAGAGGTCTGTACAAAGGTCGGAACCAGATCAGTAAGGGTTAAGGTTCCAAGTACCGCTGTCAGTGTATTACCACTGGTAAAACTAGGCACCAGCCCATTCAGAGTTAAGGTACCCAGAACTGCTGTTAGGGTATTACCGCTTGTGAATGAAGGAACCAAGTCGGTCAGGGTAAGAGTCCCCAACACAGCCGTCATCGTCTGATTGCTCGACGACGTTACATCGTTACTAGCAAGGGGCTGTGACGCAAGAGGACGACTACCTAGCGCCATGTGTTACTCCCCCGTTGCGGCTATCTTCGCCTTAATGGCATCAACCAACTGTTGTTGCGTCAGTTGAGGAATCCCACCAACTGCACCAGCCCTAGTCTTGAAGTCTGCTAAAGACGTAGATGCTGCAATAGCAAGCTGCAAGTCCGTGAACTTGTCTGCTGTGAAGTTGAATCGTTCAAGTACCAACTGTGCGAAGGCAATGATAACTCGATCAGTCACATCTGCCAAAGGCGTCTGTGCCCGATCATATCTCGCAGCAGCTTCTCGTTTTGCTTGTTGTGCAACGTAGGTCTCGTTAGCCCTATCTGACCAATCATGAGCTGCTAAAATAGCTTCCCCATTAGTCCGGTCCTGAGCTGTAGCACTAACATCATAGTCGATAACTGCATCAACGGCTCCGGTACCTCGAACACCAAGGATCGGAATGTTAGCTTCAATCAATGCGATCTGTAAACGTCCGAATGTGTTCATGAGAATGATCCAACGGTAATTTGCATTTCACGCCAATTGTTAGCATCGCCACCACCATACTGCCAAGCAATATATGAATTCAGTCCAAGACGATGCGCCATTGTTTCAGCAACCGTTTGGTATGAGTAGTTAGATGTTGCATTTGCCTTGCGGTTAGGTATCAACCCCTGTACATCCTCTCTCCCACAACAGATATGATGACCTTCACCACCGTCATTGCGGATATAGATGGCTACATCAGCAGCCTCTCCTGCAATTCCGACAAACCAATTAGAGAAGGCAGCAGGAGTTCCTGAGTATGTATCAGCGTTGTATACCCGCCATGTGTTAGTTGAGTAGGCGAAAGCAGTCGGATTATGGAATCCAGTGCCCAGTCGATATATGCGATTGTAGGCATTATAGACCAAGCGATTGTTGAGGGAGTCTTCCGTTGTAGTTGTACTATCAGCATAGAAGGACCCAATCCAAAGACGGGTCTTATCCCCAGACTTACAGTACCGACCGTCCTGCAAAGTAATGGCAGTAGCACGGGCGGTAGCACTAGTCCACGCTAGTTTCTCTAAGGTAGCAGCACCACTAGAGAGATAGCAAAAAACATCATAACCAACGTCAGTAGTCACTGTTCCCAGAGCTAACGACAACTCTGAAAACTCCACAGGAGTCCAGATCACACCATCCCAGAGAGAGATTACGTTGCTCAGATAGGGGGTGTAGTAGATTGTAGTCTTAGCTGTTTGGTCGGTAGTAGACACAGGAACACCGCTTTCCAAGGTGAGTCTACCACCCGGTTGCGCTCCTTGTGCCCCAATCAGGGCGTACGAGGCAATCCCCGAAACCATATCAACAAAGAGGAAAGCAGAGGTTGACACATTAAGCACCAACCCAGTTGAGGAACCAAATCGAACTGTACGGGCAAAGGTAGTACCAGAGTTGGTCCATTGACCATACCCAGTTTCCCAAGCAGTTCCGTCTTGAATTGAGTAAGGAAAGTACTTTGCGTCGTCGCCAGCAGCAAAGGCTTGGAAGCCACTAGGGGCAGAGCCGAGAACTAGGTTCCCGACACCACCCGTCGTGACAGCCATTTTGGTCCAGTCTTTCCAAGATAAGGCCATGATTAGCTATGTGCCACTTGGAGAATACCAGTCGCATTCCACGTCACCGTCAACGTATTCGGAGCCGTAGTAGCGGGAACGTCAGAGCCGTTGTTATCAATGACACCAATCAGCGGCTTAACCACACCGTTGAGGGTAGCATCAATGTAGATAGCAGCATACCGGAAAGCCGGAATACCACCACCAGAAGCCGTCCACTGAACGTCTGCACCATCGAGATTCGATACTGTAGACGACTGTGTAAACGTCAGAGAGCCAATAGCTTGACCACCAGCCGTATACCCACCCGAGGTCGTTAACTCATTGGTGAGATCACCATAGACGTTATGCGACGCCGAGAAGGTATACGACGAGGTAAGCAGAGCTACCTTGATAGGCTGTGCAGCAATTGAGATTTGGGGGGAACCAGCATTGTAGGTGCCGTTTCCGACGTACAGTGTAGCTCGGTCGTACCATTTGAATAGTGCCATAGTTTACCCCACCAACGATTTAATTGCGTCTGACTTGGCTTTGAGTTCCAAGCTAAGGTCATTCAGGTCTTTCTCTCGCTTGTCGAGCATTGCAGCACGACTGTCTTGGCGAACCGACTCTTCCTGTAGGGCAACAGCCTTCTCTTTCATAGAGACCTCTGCCTTAGAAACAGCCTGCTCACGAAGAACTGAGTCGGCTTCTCGCTTAGAGACAACCTCTTCCCGACGCTTGAACTCGGCTTCTTTGCTCTCTTGAACCTGAGCAAAAGCCAATTCCTTGTCATCAAAGTCCAAAAGAGCCTTGGCAAGCTTCTTGTCCGAGGCTTCCTTGTACCTATCAGCAGCTTCCTTTGTGGCTTGGGCACCAAGGAGTTCTTGAAGCCTAGCCACTTCTTCCTTCACATCCTTGACTTCAGCAACCCACTTATCATTGTCCTTAATGAAATTGACAAAATCAGTGAATGCCACGAGGGTTTGTGGATTAGCCATTATTGTGAACTCCCTTGCAGGACAGTAAGCGTAGCCGTACCGGCTGCCCAGACAGTCACATTAAGACGGATGGCCGTCACCGGGAAAGCGTAGTTACCATCTTTGTTCGTAGTCTGAGCAGCGATGGACGAGTGAGGAAACCACGTCGGCGTAACACCACCGAGGATATCATCAAACGTGTGTTCCACCGTATACGTCGGAGTACCTCCGGCCAGAACCACCCCAAAACCCACATTGAAGGGGTTTTGTTTGCGGTCCATAACCAGAGGTTCAGAGGCAGCAACAGACGATACTGTAACGACTTGAGGGCGCATATTATCCTCCCTTAGTTAGTCGTATCGTTGTCGAGGATGTTACCCGTCGTATACTTGATATGAACAACCCAAGCACCAGCCGAAGAAGCAGCGCCAGTCTCAGCGTAGATAAAATAGATCGGAGTGTCAACCGTCAGCACCGAACCCATAGCACCAGCAACACCAGTGATAGGAGTCACACCATTGCCCTGACCAGCCGCAAGGACGTTAACGCCCGTAGCGAGTTGGTTGGCAGCAGCCGTAGTACCGATACCAATCGTTGCCGTGGTACCAGCATTAGAAGCGACACCAGAGAGGTCCATAGACAGGATACGCGAACCCTTAGGGAGCGTAGCAACCAACGTACCCGTAGTCATCGTACGAGCGAGGTTACGAGTCTTGATTAGGGCAGTCTTCGGACCACGAATAACAGAAGTAAAAGCAGTCATGATTTTCCTTTAAGGAAGTGGTAGGACGCCTGTCTACAGGTCATTTAAGAGTAGCCGTGTGGCACTCTCCTATCACGTTACTGGTTAGGCACCAGCCGAGCCGTAGATGCTACGCTTGTCCGAACAACCGAACGAGTACCGAGCCGTGGCCTTGAACTTCGCATTGTCCGTATCGAAATCGTCGTCCTGCGAGAACGCGTCACCGCGCCGCTCGAAGTACGTCATTCCGTTCGGGACGTTGGTCAGAATGAACCACGCATCCGTATCCGTCAGGTAGTGGTTCTTGACAATGCCACCGGGGAACCGCGAGCGAACGAGGTTAACGGTGTTGTTGTCAGTACCCACTTCGTAGTGCGTATCCATGATCTTGTTCGCATCAAAGTCGAGATCAACCGGGATAACCAGCTTCTTCGGTTGGACATTGATACGGAGACCACGGTCGTTCGTGTACTTCTGGATGTCGATACACGCCTGCTCAAGCGCAGCTTCCGAAAGGTCCGCAGCGACCGCGATCTGGTTAGACCACGTTCCGCCCGCGATATTCGGGTGAGCCGAGTTGATGAGCGAGACACCATCACCGAAGACATAGGAACCGTTGAACGCACGGTTAAGAACAGCAGCCGCGTTGATTTCCTTCGTCTGACGCATCGAGAAAGCGAGGCCCTTGGCCTTACGTTCACCGACGATATCATACAGGTCATCTTCAACCATTTCCTTGGTGATAATGAACCCCAGACCATAGACGACGTGCGTGTAACGGTCCACGAAACCTTGTTGTTCCGTATCATACGAGATCGGTTGACCTTCGCCTTTTTGATTGGCGAGACCGAACGAACTCACAGACACGTCTTCTTCAAAGTTCTTGCGCGAGGTACGCTTATCGTAAATCTTATCGAACTCTACCGGAAACTCATCGTACGCTTTACCGTACCACTTGTTGATACCGGGCCAGAGTGCTTTGCCAAACAGACCAGTGTTAATAGCAGCCATTTGTCATATCTCCTATTACGCCACGCCAGCAACGTTATGCGCGTAGATTTGCGTATTGAGCATAACGTCAAACTTGGCCGGGTCCGTACCAGCACCACCAGTATTGAAGTTATTATCAGGACGCTTCGACAGCCCTAACAGCTTCCACGGCAGCGTCGCCGTGACAGCCTTGCTAGCAGAGATAATCTTCATCGCGCTAACACCAGTTGCGGTATTGACAGCGGTAAGATCAAACGAAACATTGAGGCCGATATCCGCAGCCGCGAGCGGCGTGGTAACAGCATCTTCTTGTACTTCATAGATGGTCGAGCGGTCAGTACAGACCAGCGCAATACGGTTAGTAAGCGTCGGACGATACTTAAGCGCGAGGTTAGTCGGGTCCACAAGGAACCCACACACCACGCCAACGATGTTTTGACCAGTCGTACCCACAGTAGCCCGAGTAACAGCGGGCATACCTTCGCAGTCCATACCAGAGACCACGAGGCCAGCAGCACCAGCGGTGGGTCCACTTACGACCACATCACCAATACCGATAACCGTCGAGTCCGCAGCCGGGACCAGATAGGGAACGAGTTGGCCGCTAAAGGGAGAACCGTCCATATGACGCTTCGGGATGAAGCCCTTCGGGGCAACAATATTAGGCATTATAATTCCTTCTTAGTTGCGTGATTTGACTGAAACTTCTACTTTACCGTAGTCGCCAGCCTTTTTCACGGATTGTTTCATTTCTGCTTCTCGATCTTGCAAGTCCTGTTCCTTCTTGTGCTGGTCTTCCAACCAGAATTCTTTCGGAATACGCATGAGGTAAGCAACCGTGCCTCGCCCCACACCTTTCGAAAATTTCGAAGAAGTACCAGTAGATTGTTCCACACCACCATCGCCAACTGAATTCCCATTTTGATCTACGAACTCCCACCAACCAGCAATGTAGGAAGCCAACCGGCCTTCCGTATCATTTACCCATCGGTACATGTAGTTCTCATGGTCCAGTCCTGCGACGAACAGTTTGTCTCTATTGGCCTCAGACACGGGAATGCGCTTGGGCCTGCTTTGAAGTTCTAATTGCTCTCTAGATAATCTACCCATTTTTATCTCCTAAGTCCAGTTATTCGGAATACTGCTTAAGGTATTCTGCTTTGGTCATGCCAGCGGAGCGCATGATTGTCTTCATAATAGTGCGTTGTTCATCCGTCATACTAGACTCAATTTTAGAAAGGCGTTGGTCGCCCGGTCCTACTCCTCTATTGCCCCGGCCCTCACCATCAGGGTTCGGCGCTCCTTTAGGAAAGCGGTGCGGAAACTCGTTCCTCACCAATTCGCTAATAAACCTCCGTACTTGAGCGGGAGTAACCTTACCCGCATTAGCTTGTACAAATTCGATTGCAGCAGCATCAGCAAAACGACGCATGGTAGGAACGTTGTCGTACCACGGGTTCTGGGCCAGCCACGGAGCATGCTCAGGATCAGGACCAGCGTCCAAGTTCCTAACAGGAGCTACAGCGGTAGCTACTGCTCGGGCTGCTTCGGCCTTTGTGGCGTCGATCTGCTGGCTGATATCATCGGCCAACACCACATTACCATCTTCCAGAGCCGCACGCCGTTGCGCCTTAAGGTCCGAAATAGCTTGTTTGTAACCGTTGGCGTAAACATTGGCGTTTTGCGTGGTAACATGCTTCAGTGCGTTTTCAATGTTCTGAATCTTCTGGGACTGCGACCGGATACGTCCGATCATCTCCCCACGTTCGATGAAATCCTTAGCGGAACGCCAGTCTTCAGGGTTGCCTTGGAACTCGTCCTTCGGCTGCCAACCTAACGACCGCGCTTGTTCTTCATGCGGGTTAGTCTGAATCTGTGATTCCTGATTTTCATTAGTTTCGACAACCTGTTCAACTACCGGTTGTATAACTTCGTTTTCGCCTTCCATCAATCCTCCCACGGGGCTTTTTCGCCTTCAATCACACAGAACATATCTGAGTCATTGATGACGACAAACTTCTCATGTGTAACAGGGTCTTCTTCAACACGACCAGCATAACGAGCGAAAGTGATTCGATCACCCACCTGACACCACGGCTCCCATTCAGCCGAACTCTTGTCAAAGCTATGCCAACACGTCGATCCAATCCCTACTACAGTACCGGTGCGGGAAGCTGCTTCTTCTCGCTGTTCTTGCTCTTGGGTCAGTTCAATTCGAAATCCCTTAGCCTTTAGGTCTTCAGGAACATGTTCATTGAATCGAGCCTTTACTTCGTCGGGCTTAACTAGAAGCCGGTGTCCTTTAACTTTGAGCATCTGTATCCTCCACAAAGACTGGTTCCCAATCCACTAGGCCCTGCAAACCGAAGATAATACCAGTCCGCTTAGAGTCCGTAATGGGGTCTTGCCCTGCTGTCATGCCTAGCCTTGCTAACTCTTGGTCGATTGCTGTCATGCAATCCTTCAGAAACGCTTGTGTGATATCAGACTCTAACCAAGCCCTATACTCACTTTTGCTTATTTCCATTAGACTTTCCCTTCACTTTTTGTTGCTGCTTTTGTTGTTGAAGCTTTTGCTGCCCGCTTTGGGCTGACTGCCTAAGTGCTACTTGATGCGATTGCTCTGAGTGCATCATCTCTTGTTGCCCCTTAACCTTTTGCAGTTGGACATCATTCATGGCCTTCCGGCCTTCCATGTGCATCTGCATAGTTTGGAGCATTTGATTCATCTTAGCCTCAGCTTGCTTACCTTGCAGCTTCATGGCTTGCATCTGTTGCTCGAACATCATCTTTTGCTCGGCTTGTTGGTTCTCCAACTCGGCCTTTTGTCGAGCAAGGTCCATCTTTTGTTGCTCAATAGCCATTTGTTGCTGGCCTTTTTGAGCTTCTTGCTGACCCTTCTGCTGCTGCATCTCCATCTTCATTTGGAGTTCTTGGGCCTTAGGATCAGGTTGCGGGGGTTGGGGCTTGGCGATGAGTTCTTGGTAATTCGGAATCTCCATCGCTTCGAGCACCCGGATGGTGTAAGCCATCGGATCGAGAGTCTGCATCTGCATCAGTTGACCAATGCCTTGCAGCTTCGACTGCTTCATCGCACTAGAGTCACCGGAGGGATCAGCACCGGGGATGATGAATTCAGAGGTATCGTCGTAGTCGGAGACCTGAAGGTCTTCTTCCACATACTTAGACTCCTCTTGAATCATGTCAGGCGTGATTCTATTCAGCCTGAAAATCTTCTTGAATTCCTTTTCCAGTGAACGATATACCCGCTTGTAGATAGCTGTGAACACAGCCATCGACTGTTGTACCGCCTCTTGGGTGGTACCAGCCGGAGTGTTCTGCCCCGGCATCTTACCTACCATGATCTCAGCAATCGAGGCTAACTGATTGCCGGACTGGATAAGCATCTGCAAAAGACTCATCAGAACGTTCGACGGCTCCTTGGTAGGAATCGGGTAGAAGGAGTTCTTCATGTCGTCGCCAGTGGCGTTAACTACCTTCCATTCACCCGGTCGAATCTGGGTCTGACCCATCTTGATCCGAAGGTTCTTACCTACGAAACCACCGGACATGTTGTTAAGAGTACCAGCATCGAGGAGCTGGTTGATAACTGTGTTTATGGCTTCGTTGAGAGGACCAAGAAGCATACCAAAACCACAAGCATAAATACTTCCATCAGGGTTAGGGATGAAAGGAAAATCCGTAAAATATTCCACAGGCTTAATCTGGACGATCTCACCTTTTTCATTTTTGGACACTCCATCTGAGTCCCAACGTGCGATTACCCGGACTACTTTCTCCGTGGGTTCGTGGATCGTGACAATGTAGGGTTCTTCGTACCCGTCTTCGTCCAAATCCCAATAAGTATGAATAGCCAGAAAGCGATGTGGGGTAGCCGAATCGTTCTTAGGTTGTTCAACATCTGTCGCAATGGGTTCCTTTTCCTGTTTGGGAGTAGGAGCATCTCCGTACTCAATATCCAGAAAAGTCTCGTCATTACGGACCTTAGTTTCGATCTCGTTTTTGTAATAACTGAGAATTTCCGTCTTACGATAAGCAGTTTCTAACGACTTGGCATAGTAGTTGATGCAGAAATTCTCGGGCCATACGAGGTCAGACCGATGACACTTATTGAGTGCATCATGATAGGTCTTCTTGAACACGATTCCTGAGACCGCCATGGTCATCAGGAGCTTATCCATCTCTTCTTCCCAGTTAGGAATCTGATACTTTATCTGGTAGCTCATATGGATGGCTACGCGAATGGCTTTTTCTTGGAAAATACCCTGTTTGTCCTTGCGAATTACCCTCGCCTTGACAATCCGACCGTCCTGAGGGACTAGAGCGGGATAAGCACGAGCAGAAAATTGCATCGCGGCGGTTGCAATCAGCGGATATTTCACATTGGCGGCCTTCGGCCACGGGTAAGTCTTGTTTTCGCGGATCAACAGAGCTAAATTTAGCCATTCTTTGTTCTTTTCCATCCACGGTTCACGACTTTGCTCGTCATCCTTGTAGCCTTGGATGAGTGTAGCGGCCATTTTCTCAAGAACGTTGTTTCCATCCTTGTCTTCCTTGTCTACTAACCGTTTTGCGATGTTAGTTTCGGACAATGCGAAGTCAACGATGTTCTTGATGAAGGTTTCAGGGTTCTGTGGTTCGGGTTGTGCAGGCATCCCGCCCATTTGTGGCTCGGGTTGAGCCATTCCGGGCATTTGTTCGGAGCCTGTGGTCCCTAGCATAGACTGGTCATTCATCATAAATTAGTACCCCTGAGCTGTTGCCGAATGATATTACCAACAGAACTATTACAGGACCTATGAACTAAGTTAATGTTGCCCATTGTGTTAGTTCCTCCTAGAGCTGCTGGTATAATATGGTTAATTCCAATTTCTGTT